TGGGAAACTTGGCTTATATGGATAAAGATAAGTTCCCTGCTGGAGCATGGTGTAATGTAGGAGACTACGTATGCTATGGCAAACATGCAGGAACTAAACTTTTTTATAAAGGCATCAGACTTATTCTTCTCTTTGATGATCAAATTGTTATGAAAGTAGAAGACGCTAAAGACCTTGATCCCACGTTTAATTTGGGAAAAAGTTCTAACTGATTTGGGAAAAGTAATATAGTGTGATATAATATTATTAACGTAAATCGTTTGTATCGTAAACAACGGAGAATAAAATGAGTAACGAAAACGACAATTGGGAAACCGTTACAATCCCGGAAGATAGTGAGAGTACACAGGTAGCTTTTGAGATTGAAGAAGATGACGAAGCTATAGTAGTACAAGAAGAGATTAAAGAAGAAGAGCCAAAATTAGAAAACAAGCCTAAAGAAGAAGAACCACCGGAATTACAGGGAATTGAGACTAACGGTGCTGAGAAAAGAATTAGACAGTTAGTTCGTCAACGTAAAGAACGTGAAGAAACAATTGAAGAGCTTATCAGAAAAAACGAAGAACTGGAAAGTAATCTAAAAGTAAAAAGCAGTGAAGTTGATACTATTGCAAATCGCAGTTTAAATGCAAGCGAAAAACAACTAACACAGAATATCGAACTTGCAAGACAAGCTTATATGGAAGCTTTTGATGAGGGAGATAAAGAAAAAGTTCTTAAAGCTCAAGAGATTTTAAATAATGCTCAATCAGATTTAAAGACTGTTCATACCTACAAAAATAATCTTGCTCAAAAACTAGAAAAAACAGAGCAGGAAGAAGCAGTTACACCACAGCCTACTCAACAGAGACAGAGAGTTACTGATCCAAAAGCAAATGAGTGGGCTGAACGTAATGAATGGTTTGGACAAGATACAGTTAAGACAGCAGCGGCTCTTGCAGTAGATGCTGAATTAAAAGAACAAGGATATGATCCAAATGATGAAGAATTTTATGAAGAAATTGACCAACGGCTTAAAGTGGCCTTTGGTAAAACTTCAGATCGTGTGCAGGAAACTGAGGAAAAAAATAACTCAGTCACGTCACAACCTGCTCAAGTGGTTTCGGGGGCTTCACGCTCGTCTCCGTCCGCAGGAAAAAAAGTCAAACTCTCAAAAGAAGACGTGAGATTGGCTAGTAAATGGGGTATCCCACTTGAACAGTATGCCGCCGAAAAGCTTAAAGTAACTCAGGCTGACGGCGAATATACTAATATAAACATGTAAGCGTGGAGGAAAGAATATGACACGAAATGAAGCACGTACTGAGACAACGAGAGAACAGAATACTAGAGAAGATCAGTGGAACTTTGAAGAGCCTAATGCCCTAAACATTCCAGAAAATGTGCAAGCACGTTTTGATAATGAAGGCATGGCGTTACGTTGGATACGAGTCTCCCTTCAAGGTAAAGATGACATTGCAAATGTTGGTAAGAAATTACAGGCAGGTTGGGTGTTTGTGACTCCAGAGGAAGTTCCCGAAATGTCTATTACATCCTTCGTGAGGGATGAAGGCAGGTATCAAGGCTCTGTGTGTCGAGGTGATGTAGCCTTGGTTAAAATGCCAGCCGGTAAAGTGAACGCTCGTAGAAAATTTTACGAAAGTAAAGCAAACGATCAGATGGAAGCTGTCAACTCTCAGTTGATGAAAAGCTCTGACTCTCGTATGCCTATTACTAATACGAGTCGTTCTGTCACAACACGGGGAAGACAACCGTCCTTTCAGGACTAACTTCCTCATAATTAAGGAGATGAAACATGTCTACTACTAAAGCATTTCGTGGTTTCATTCCTGCTCGCAAGAAAAGTGGTGGCTACAATAACGAAGCCGTCACCGACATGATTACTCTGACCTCAACGGGTCAGGCTCAGTCGCCCACCAATAGCATCTTTACCGGCGATCCGGTTGTGCTTCCCGGTGCGAACTTTGCAACGATTTCTCCGTATATCGCTGCAACGCTCAAGCCCTCTGGTGTGTTCATGGGTTGTCAGTATGTCGAAAATGGAGAGCAGAAATTCTCCCGGTATTGGCCGGGTGGAGTGTCAGCCACGGACATTAAATTCTTTGTAATCACTGATCCCGATCAGACGTATTACATTCAGGCTTCTCTGTCGCTTTCGGCGGGAGAGTTGGCTATTGTCAAAAACTACAATGTAACCGTAAGCTCTACTGCTTCTTCCGGTAATACCAGAACGGGTCAGTCCAGTTACTACCTTGATGGTGCCTCCGGTACGGAAGCTTCTGCTGCTGTACGTGTTATTGGTAAAGCTCAGTATCCAGATGAAAAAGATTCTGATGCTTTCCCGATTGTGGAAGTATGGCTTAACCATCACCGTGATCGTTTCGTAACGGCCACGGCATCTACGGCTTAATAGGGAGGATTTATTATGGCTATTAATAGAGCTAGTATTAGCAAAGAACTCCTTCCCGGTCTTAACGCCGTATTTGGAATGGAGTATGGAGAGGTCAATAATGAACATGAACCTCTTTATGACGTAGAAAATTCTGATCGTGCCTTTGAAGAAGAAGTCCTCTTCACTGGTTTCGGCACTGCCCCCACCAAAGGTGAAGGCGCTGCTGTTTCTTATGATGACGCACAGGAAAGCTACACGGCCCGTTATACGGCGGAAACCGTTGCTCTTGCCTTTGCTGTTACTGAAGAAGCGATGGAAGACAATCTCTATGACACGTTTGCCAAACTTCGTGCAAGGGGTCTTGCCCGTGCAATGGCGAACACGAAGCAGGTGAAGGCTGCTAACATCTACAACAATGGTTTCTCCGATACCATTGGTGACGGTGCTGCATTCTTCTCAGCTTCTCATCCAACAATTTCTGCTGGGCTTCAGTCTAACCTTCTTGGTGCGGCTGACCTGTCAGAAGCAACTCTTGAAACTGCTCTTACAGCTATTCAGAAGATCACCGATGATCGTGGTATTCTTGTAGGTGCAAGTGCTGTTTCGCTGCACATTCCAGTTGATTACTGGGCGGTTGCAGATCGTGTTCTTTCTAGCCCCGGTAACACTCAGACGAGTGCTGCACAGGCTAATCCGAACAACAACGCCATCAATGCTACCCGTCACATGGGCATGGTTCCTGAAGGTTTCTTCATTAACCGTCGCTTCACTGATACGGATGCATGGTTTGTTAAAACGGATGTGCCGAACGGAACCAAAATGTTCGTTCGCTCACCGCTTCAGACCAAGATGGAGCCAGACTTCGATACCGGCAACCTTCGGTTCAAGGCACGGGAGCGTTATAGCTTCGGTGTTTCGGATTGGCGTGGCTGGTTTGGTAGTGCTGGTTAATAAGCAAATGAGGGAGGGTGGCTTCGGCCACTCTCTCTTCATTCTTAAAGGAGAATTACATGCCTACAAATATTAAAGTTGCGATAGCTACTGGTGATGCTGTTCTTACATATGTAGAGGATGACACAACCGTAGGAAGCAACGGCACTGCTGATGGTAATATTCCCAGCACTACTCGCATCATGGCTATTCATGCTTTGGCAACAGCAGCTGGTTCGTATTCTATTAAAGGTCAACGTCAAATTACAAACAAGACTGCTGAAGGTACAGCTATTAAATTTCAGGTAGCAGCCAACGAAGCTTCAGATATTTATATTGGAGATATGGGTGTTGCGGTGTACGGTGTGGTCAGTGTTTCTGGTCCTACCGATGGTTGTGTTCTAACTGCTATGCTTGGCTAATCATGCCTAACTTTGCTTATCTAAAAACAGACTTGGTTAATACAACGGAGAATGACTCTACGGAGTTTTCTACGCAGGTATCTGCTTTTGTCAAGAAGACAGAGTTTAGACTTGTCAAAGATCTAGATGATGTAGGTCTTAATGAATATAATAGTGTATCAGTCTCTGGCGGAAACGCAGGGGCTATTCCCTTAAATGACAGGGCTTTAGTTGTACGCAATGTTAATTTTGTTGTGAGCAACGGCACCTCTGTTACTAATCTTTTGCAGAGAACAACAGAGTATGTAAATGATTACTGGCCTGTAAGTGCTTCTACCGGAACACCCCGGTACTATACACGCAAAAACAATTCAAGTATTAAGATTGTTCCTACCCCAGTTTCTGTACTTACAGTAGAAATAGAATCACAGTCACAGCCGCTTGCCCTTGCCTCTGCTACGGGAACCAGCGTAACAACCACAAACTACTTTAGTGAATATTGTTATGATGCTCTTTTTGCTGGATGCATGGTAGAAGCTACTATGTATATGAAGGATTGGAATACTCTTCCTGTCTGGCAGCAACAGTATCAAATAGCAATAGATCAACTTCGCAATCAAGCACGGCGTACTAGACAGGATGACATGGCAGTTGCTGGCTCTCCTGCTGGTGGACCTAACACAGTTATACAAGGAGCAAGCTAATGGAAATTGGAGGTAAGCGTACACTTACTAAAGGTAAGAAAAAAGGAGAGATGGTTTACACTCGTCCTGATTATATTACAGGTAAAAAAAGAGTTCAAGTTAAATCTAAGGTTAAAGGTGGTCGAGGAACTCCTCCTCCCAGAGTAAAGCCAACAGCAAGTAAGGGTCAAATACACTCTGCTGCAAATAAAGAAAAGATAGATGAAGCTGCAAACGCTGCTAATAAAAGATCAGCAAAAGCTAATAAATATAATCCGACTAAAGTAGAAATGGTTGGATCAAAAACAAAACGTCCAGCAAATTTTGGTGAAATAGGAAAAAGACAAAGACAAGATAAAGATATAGATATGGGCTATAAAACTGTAGCCCTTAACGGTGGTGGTTCAGTAGAAGATGGCCTTCAAGGAAAGAATAAAATTCCTATTATTAAACCTAAATCAGGGCCATTTAAAGTAAGGCCACCGGGATATAAACCCCCAGTAGTTAAAAAACCAACTAATTCAAAAAGTGAATTTGAAGGTTATATGGAAAAAACACAGCCTAAAAAATATGGCGGTAAAATAAACTATCGTATGGGTGGCGGTCAAGTAGTTGACTCTAGTTATGGCAACTAGTCGTTCCTCTATAGGAAAACAAATTACTCAACCCGGTAAGAAAAAAGTTAAGAAAGTTATGGGGGAATATAAGAAGAAAAAACTTAAACTTCCCTCTGGTAAAAAAGTTAAGAATCGTAAACAAGCTATAGCCATCGCACTTAGCGAGGCACAACGTAAAAAACGCAAGAGGAGAAGTTAGATGGGACCGCATACACTAATTAAACGACCACATAATCTTGATGAAATTGTAGGCCGTCCCACTGGACAGGGATATGGCGCTGCACGTAAAGGACCACAAGTTAAGGGTCCACCACAGGATGTTGTAGTTGATGAAGACTATGAACAGGGCAAAGCTTTTAAGGTGGAGGACTAGATTATGGCTGAACCTAAATTAACTAAATCAGAACAAGCTCTTAAAAAAAATAATCCTAAGAAGTTTGCAGAGCTTATGAAGCGTAGGNAANGAAGCTCTGCTCGTCAGATGCGGATTAGTCAACAGAAAAAAGCAAAAGATGCTGGCTCTAGGGAAACTACTCCTAGAGGTGGTATAACAGCAATGACTCTTGGTGCTGGTCCTGCTATAATGGGAATAGTTAGAGCAGGATCTGGTTTATATAAAATATTAAATGATAAAAGTAATAGAACTTTTAAAAATATTCAAGAAGCTTCAAAAGCTGCTAAACAAAGAGGTAAGTTTAAAGTTGGAGATAAAACTTATAATTCTTTAGCTGCTGCAAATAAAGCTAGACGTGCTGAGAAAATTGACATGAAAGGTCTTGGACCAAAACCGGGAAAAAGAGGACAAACTTTTAATGTAAAAACAAAAGCTGCTGATAAACCTGCTACGCAACAACTTACTGGTGCAGCTAAAAGAAGTAAGCTAGAAGCAGCAGGTAAAGCAGCAGATAAAATGACTAAAACTGCTAGAGGTAAAAAAATTACTGATAGTGCAAAAAGAGCTATACCTCCAGCTATAATTGCTGCGGCGCTTACTGCTGCGGCAAAACCTAAACTCAAGAGCGGAACCGGACAGGGCACTGAGGTTAAGCCCAAGACTAAGCCCTTACCAAGTAAAATTATACCTACACGTAAAGACCCTGTTCCTGTAAAAGAATCTGTTACAGCAAAGAGTAAACCTAAACCTAGACCTAAACCTAAAGCAAAGAAAAAAGAAAGTATGTCAATTTTTGAGTTTGCAGCAGGTAAAGGACAGACTCCTCGTTTTAAACAAAGAAAATCAAAACCGGGAGAAGTTACGTTTTTAGGTTTTGATGTAGATGTAGACAGTACTGATAAAGCTATGGCTATGCCAGAGTTTACTAATAAGTATGGTGGTAAGGCTATGCCAAAAGTAAAACGCCGTATGGGTGGTAAAGTACGAGGCTATGGAAAGGCTATGCGTGGTTACTGAGAAGTTTCTTATTAAGTATAATAAGTCTGTACAAGAAGGTTATAATGATTATAGTTTAATAGATCATTCAGGTACTAAACCTAATAAAGAAGACTATAAAGACTTTAATAAATACATAAACAATCTTTGTAATTATATAGAAAGAAAATTTAGGTATACATATGGAAGTAAAGCGAAAAAGAAAGCCCAGTAATATGAAGGGCATTACTATTGGTAGGGGCATGAAGCGTCCTACCAAGGCTGGTGCTGGTATGACTAAGAAGGGTGTTGCTAAATATCGTAGGCAGAATCCCGGTTCTAAACTAAAGACTGCTGTAACTGAAAAGAAACCTACTGGCAAACGTGCATCAAGACGTAAGTCATACTGTGCAAGGTCTGCTGGACAAATGAAGAAGTTTCCAAAGGCTGCTAGAAATCCTAATAGCAGACTTAGGCAAGCTCGCAAAAGATGGAGATGTTAATGAAAAAAGCTGTTGATGCGCCTAAAGGTTTTCACTGGATGAAATCTGGAAAAGGCTTTAAACTTATGAAGAATCCTACTGGTGGCTATGTATCACATAAGGGTGGCTCAAAGAAAGCAAGCTTTGAGGTCCAGAAGATACATAAGAAATGATTAAGCGTAAGAAAGGCGGCACGGCTACTAAGCGTGACCCAAAGAAGTGGGCCGCTGCTAAAGCTAAAGCAAAGCGCAAGATGGGTGGTAAACACTCTGCCAGAGCTATGCAACTTGCCGTTAAGTATTACAAAGATGCCGGTGGAACTTACAGTGGTAAAAAGAAAAAAGCTACTAATAAACTTTCAAAGTGGAGCAAGCAAAAATGGAGAACCAAGTCAGGCAAACCCTCCAGCAAGACCGGGGAGCGCTATCTACCAGAGAAAGCAATCAAGTCCCTGTCGTCAAAGGAATATGCAGCGACCACCAGAGCAAAGAGAAAAGGGACTGCTGCCGGGAAGCAGTTCGTGAAGCAGCCCAAAAAGATAGCACGGAAAACAAGAAGGTATAGAGCATAATGGCAGTTTCAGGAACATATGATTTTAACCTTGACATAGACGAGGTTATTCAAGAAGCTACAGAGATGATTGGCGGAGAAGATACGCTTGGTCACGAACCAGCTTCTGCACGTAGATCAATTAACCTTATGCTTAAAGATTGGCAAAACAGGGGTGTACTTCTATGGAGTACTTCTGTTTCCAGTGTAACTGTATCTGCCAGTACTACAACCTATTCTCTTGCATCTTCTACTATAGATGCTCTGGAAGTTGTTCTTACTAGAGATAGTACTGATATACAACTTGAGCGTATCACTCCTGAAGAATATCTTCTTATTCCTAATAAGACACAGACAGGTCGTCCTAATCAATACTCTATACGCAGAGAACGTGATAATCCTGTAATGTCTGTCTGGCCTCTTCCTGATAATTCTACAGATGTTTTAAAGATGGAAATTATTTCTGAGCTTCAGGATGTAAATAAGTCTGCGATACAAAATGCAGATTTACCTAAAAGATTTTTACCATGCCTTACATGTGGTCTTGCTTATTATATGTCAATGAAACGTCCTCTTGTTCCTGAGAATAGAATTATGATGTTAAAAGCAAACTATGAGGAACTTCTTATGAGAGCAATGGAAGAAGACAGAGAAAGAGCTTCTATGTTTATTCGTCCAAGATTAAGGTATATATAGTGGCTAGTACTAAAAATGCACTGGCTATGTGCGATACATGTGGGTTTGTATATCCACATCGTATAATGCAAATGAACAGTTATGGGATGCTGGTATGCCCAGAAGACTTTGAAGGACAGTTTGATCTGAAGAACCATCCTCAAAATCATGTGCCTGATGTAAGAGATAATCCAGCTATTCTCAATCCTCGTCCCGATACAGGTGGACGTAATCTTACATGGAGTCAGGCCAGTACAACTTGGGGATCAACAGAGAAGTATTGGAATCTAATATGACCGATTTAACAAGTCAACTAATATCAAACACATATAAGCAGGTAATACTTGTTAGTTCGTCTACGAGTAACACTGGTGTAGACACTTCCCTGAAAGCAGTGCAGACAGGTGATGGTGTTAATACTGCCCTGAAGGTAGCTACCAATGCAGTACAGATTACTGGTGCATTAGGAGTAGATGGGTCAGTATCTCTGGATGGAAACCTTCATGTAGATGATAAAGTATGTGCAAGTTCTTTCTTTGGAGATGGCTCAAACCTTAGTGGCGTAACTGCAACGATTGCCGGTAATATATCAGTAAGCAATGCTACGGTAGGTGGTAATCTTTATGTAGGCGGTACTGCCACAGTTGCTGGCGCTGCACATCTACAGTCAAGTCTGTCAGTTGCAGGGGCCGCACAGTTTGCCAGTACGGTGACTGTATCAGGTGCAACACAACTACAAAGTACAGTAACAGCGGTAGGGGCTGCAACATTTAAGTCTACAGTTACAGTAGAGAATGCAGCAATACTTAAAAACAATGTTTCAGTTGGTGGAACATTTGCAGCGGCTGGCGCAGCTACATTTACCTCCAAAGCGGAGTTTGATAATGATGTATCAGTTAGTGGACGTTTAGATGTTGCTTCTTCTGTTTGTGTAGGAGGCATTGCAAACTTTGCAAGTAATGTTTCTGTAAGCGGAAATTTAAATGTTGTTGGTAATGTAACTGCTGCTGAGTTTTATGGTGATGGTTCTAATCTTACAAACGTGGAAGCTGAACTTGGTATTGCCACAAACATCTCTGTATCAGGATTTATAAATGCTGGTGGTAATGTATCAGTAAGTGGTACTTTCAATGTTGTTGGTGCAGCTACTTTCCAAGATGCAGTATCGGTCAGCGGTAATATAAATATAAATGGAACACTAACGGTAGCATCTGCAACATCACTGGCATCTACACTCACAGTTGGTAGTGTAGCAACATTTAAAGATGATGTAAGTGTAAGTGGTAATACCAGACTAGGAGGTACTGTAACAGTAGGTGGTGCAGTAAGTCTGGCATCCAGCCTTAGTGTTGGTGGGGCAGCTAACTTTGCAAGCACGGTTACTATTGCAGGAGCAGTATCACTTGCTTCAACATTAAGTGTTGGAGGTGCAACACATCTGGCCTCAACAGTAACAGTAGCAGGGGCTGCAATATTTGAAGATAGTGTATCCGTATCAGGTAATGTGGACATAGCGGGTAACACCTCAGTAGGTGGAACTCTGATGACCACAGGAGCCGCTACATTTGATGATGACGTATCGGTAAGTGGTAATACAAATCTTGGTGGTACAGTAACTGTAGGCGGGGCGGTCAGCCTTGCATCAACCCTCAGTGTGGGAGGTGCAGCAAACTTTGCCTCTACAGTGACCATAGCAGGGGCTGTGAGCCTTAACTCTACTCTCTCGGTAGGTGGGGCTACCCATCTTGCCAGTACCGTCACAGTGGCCGGAAAAGCCATCTTTGAAGATAGTGTATCTGTAAGTGGTAATGTAGATATAGGGGGTAATGTTTCAGTAGGTGGAACGCTCTTTGCTGCTGGAGGAATTACTTATGATGGAGATGTATCTGTTAGTGGTAACTTGGCAGTTGGCGGTAATACTTCTATTGGTGGTACACTCAGTGTTACAGGTGCAGTATCTCTTGCATCTACTCTTAGTGTAGGAGGTGCAGCAAACTTTGGAAGTACTGTAACGGTAGCTGGTGCGGTATCACTAGCATCAACTCTTTCAGTAGGGGGAGCAGCACATTTTGCATCCACAGTTACAGTAGCTGGGGCAGCGATCTTTGAAGATGCAGTATCAGTATCTGGTGCAGTAAATATAGCTGGTAATACTTCTATTGGTGGTACACTTATAACCACAGGCAAAGCAGAGTTTGAAGATGATGTATCTGTATCAGGTAATACTGTTCTTGGAGGTACGTTAAGAGTTGCAGGAGCAACATCATTAGAGGGTGCAGTTGATCTAAACAGTACTCTTACAGTAGCAGGGGCAGTATCTCTTGCATCTACACTATCAGTAGGTGGCGCAGTAAATCTTCTTAGCACTGTTACTGCTACGGGTAACTCAGGCTTCTTAGGAACTGTCAGAGTTAGCGGTGCAACCTCTCTGGAGGGTACTGCACATATAACAGGCACAGCTACGATTACAGGTAACTCTGGTTTCCTTGGTACTGTCAGAGTATCTGGTAATACTTCGCTGGAGGGACAACTACAACTAAGCGAGTCTGCTGCGGCTGCTGTACATACCACTGCAATTAATGGTGTAACATCTGTATCCCTAAACTTTGGTATAGCACAGAACTTCTTTACTTCTGTTACTGCTGCACATACACTGGCACGACCTACCAATGCAAGAGTAGGACAAGTTGGTAGTATTCTTCTGATGCAGGATGGTGGCTCTGGTACGGTTGCTTATAATGCCTGTTGGAACTTTATTGGTGGTACAGCCCCAACATTATCAACAGGCGATAATGCAATGGATAGATTAGATTACATAGTAGTCTCAGTTTCCTCTGATGATACTGCTGAAAATATTCAAGCAGTTATGACACAAGCTTATAGTTAGGATTAATAAGAATGGTATTTAGTAATAATCTTTTAATGGGTGCTGCTGGTCAGGCAAGCGGCTATGAAATAGATCAAAGTATTCGTTTCAATGACGATGATTCTGCCTTCTTAGCCAGAACGCCTAGCGCCTCCAATCGGAAAACTTGGACTTGGAGTGCGTGGGTAAAACGGGCAGACCTTTTTAACGGTTCTGTTCCCCAGATTCTTTTGTCGGCTGGTGACGGCGGCAGTAACGATTTCATTATGCAGTTCGGTCAATCAGACGACACGTTGAGAATTAGTGATTTTATTTCGGGCACTCAAAGCAACTTAATTACAACGCAGCTTTTTAGAGATGTTAGTGCTTGGTATCATTTCGTTCTTGCCTACGATACCACGCAAGGAACAGCGGCTAATCGCATCAAACTTTACGTAAACGGCTCACAGGTTACGGCGTTTGGAACTGAAATTTACCCCAGCGAAAACCAAGATCTTGTAATCAACTCCGCTATTGCTCACAACATTGGCCGGGGTGCTTATTCTAGCAATGGTTATTTTAGTGGGTACATGGCTGAAATAAATTTTGTTGATGGAACTGCATTAGCACCTACTGCGTTTGGAGAAACCAATACCAACGGCGTATGGGTTCCTATTGCATATGCTGGTTCTTACGGAACGGAAGGTTATTTTATTGACGGCAGAGATAGCTCTGATCTTGGAGACGATGAATCAGGTAATGGAAATGATTTTTCCAGCAGTGGCTTGGCAGCGGCAGATCAGATGTCTGATACCCCGACTAATAACCACTGCACCTTAAACCCGATCCAGCAGGATGCAACGGGCCTGTCCGACGGCAATCTTCAATTCACGACCAGCAGCACCAGCACACATAAAACAGCATCCGGCACGATAGCTGCAACCAGTGGGAAGTATTATTGCGAGGTCACTTGTAACGCCACACTTGGAAGCAATGCCCGTATCGGGATTATACCTGACGACAACGAGGATTACACCGGGTCTAATGGTCATGTCGGGGACGACGCTAATAGCTTTGCTTACGTAGATAGCGGTGTAAAAGAAAGCAATAATTCGCAAAGCAGCTACGGTGCTTCTTATGCAAATGGCGATGTGATTGCTATGGCGTTAAACTTGGACGACAACGAAATTACTTTTTTCAAAGATGGTGCAAGTCAGGGCGCAATTAGTATAACAGCTAATACAGAATATAGATTTGCTGCAAGCCAATCTGGTTCTGGCGGCATGGCATTTAACTTTGGACAGGCAGCGTTTGCAGCAACACCGCCTACAGGGTTTAAAGCATTAAATACCAGCAACCTTGCCACACCAACAATCTCTGATGGATCAAAGTATTTCCAAACCACGCTCTATAACGGAACTGGCAGTGAGCTTGAAGTAGATCAATCAGGAGAAAACTCAACTTTTCAACCAGATTTCGCATGGATTAAAAACCGCACTAATGCTGGCAACGAACATGATTTATATGATGCTGTTCGTGGTGCAACAAAAGCAATATTTTCTTCTGCGACAAATGCTGAAAATACCCAGACACAAGGTTTAAAAAGTTTTGACAGCGATGGCTTTACTGTTGGCAACCGTGGTGAGGTGAACACAAGCGGCTCAACTAATGTTGCTTGGCAGTGGCTTGCAAACAATACAACGGGAAGCACTAATGAC